CATCTCAAGATGTAGTAACACTAGGTGCAGCCTACAAGTTACTATCCTTTGTGGATTCAGGAAGAATATCTTTAACCTCAGCAGAGTCAGATCTTGCAGATTCTAAGATCCCTTCAGGAGCTGGCGCTAATAATTCTCGTTATATCTACGCTTTGTATCAACAAAGACTTAACGAGGAAGCACTTAAACTGCAAGACAAATATCCTATTAGGCTACACTACGTACGATGAACAAACGGTTACCTAATAAGAAATGTAGTACTTGTAAAAAGAAAAAATATCTTAAAGATTTTTCTAAAAATAAAAATAGACCAGATGGTAGACATAGTCAATGTAGAGTATGTAGAAGTAAGTACAAACCATCACCAGAAAGTTTAAAGAAAAATAGAGAAAGATTAAGAGTCTGGAACAGGTTTAAAATATCTGGATTTACTCAAGAAGATTTTGACAGTAAGTTAAAAGAACAGAACTATAGATGTGCTATATGTGGCACTACTGATTCTGGTAGATCTGATTGGTGCGCTGATCACGATCACAAAACAAAACAAAAACGAGGAGTCCTATGTCACAAATGCAATACAGGCTTAGGACTGCTACAAGATGATATAGATATCTTGTGTTCAGCAATAGACTATCTAAAACACTACACCAAATAGAGTAAGGAAAGAAATGACCCGCAAGTTCTCGTCTATCAGCGTTGAGTCAACGCTTGCATCTGGTATATCAAATAGCCAGACAACTTTAACTGTTGCTAGTGGTACGGGTTCAGCACTACTTGGTGGTGTAACCCTCGCTGCTGGTAACGTAGATCAGTTCACATTAGCACTTGATCCCGATACTACCAACGAAGAGATTGTATTTGCTACTGCAGTAACATCAGATACTTTTACAATTGTTAGAGGTGGCGCTGGATCTAGTGCAGTAACACATTCTGCAGGAGCAACAGTACGCCACGTTCTAACATCAGATGATCTAAACGCTTTTGAAGCAGGATTAGATGGTGGATCAGGAGATCCAGTATCTGGTCTTATGCTAATGGGCGGCTAACCAAACACTAAGGAGATAAAAAACAATGGCAACAACTTACAAGGTGCTTGGTCAAAGCAACCCAAGCGCAACAACAGCAACAACTCTATACACAGTACCATCAGCTACACAGACAGTAGTATCAACTGTAACAATCTGTAACCAAGCAGCAACTGCTGCTACCTATCGCATTGCGATACGAGTTGCAGGAGCAGCATTAGCAACAAGTCAATACATTGCATATGATGTATCACTACCAGCTAACGCTTCAGATACTTTAACACTTGGTATCACGCTTAATGCTACAGATGTAATCACAGTTTACTCATCAACAGCCACAATGTCCTTCGGAGCCTTCGGAAGCGAGATTTCTTAATATGACAACAGGAAGATTACCTTCAGTAGAAGGTGGTATACAACCTACGATTGTAGATGCTAAGGGAGATCTAATTACTGCTACGGCAGCAGATACCCCTGCTCGTATCGCGGTGGGCGCTAACGACACAGTCCTCACAGCAGACTCAACTACAGCCACAGGATTAAAGTGGGCTGCTGTTGCAAGTGGTGGAATGACTTTAATTTCTGAAACTGTTGCAAGTGCTTTGAGCAGTTTAAGTTTTTCATCTTTAGGCAGTTATAAGCAATTAGTTTTAATTTATTCTGGAATTAGACATTCTGATAATGCTACCGTTTTTGCAATGAGATTTAATAATAATTCAGGCGGCATTTATCATAATGCTGGATTTACTGCAACTGGTGGTAATGGTGCAACTGTAAATATTGCAGGAAATTCACCAACTCATTTAGGTAATAGTTCACCGACCGCAATGTATGCTTTTGGTGAAGGCACAAATAATGCTGCATTATCAACAGATGTTAAAGGGTATATTTTGATTGATAATTATACATCAAGCACAAAAGGTAAAAGCGTATTTTGCACTTTTGATTATTATGACAATGCTGCTGGATCATACAGAGTAAAAAATGGAATGTCATATTTTGATAGCACAACAGCAATAACTTCTTTGGATATAGTCAGATTAAGCGGCACAGGCACTTTTTCTAATACAACAAACACAACTATCAGATTATATGGAGTTTCATAATGAAAAGAATAATAAATTGCGAAACAGGCGAAGTAATAGAACGTGAATTAAATGCTGAAGAAATAGCCCAACAAGAAATTGATGAGGCTAATATCCAAGCAGCACAGGCTATTAATCAAGCCGAAGCCGTAGCAAAAACAACTGCTCGTCAGGCTCTATTAACTAAACTTGGTATTACCCAAGAAGAGGCACAACTACTACTAGGAGGTAACTAGATATGGCAACTGGCCGAATAGGGGTTACGCCAACCCTTAGAACGAGATGGTCTAAACAACCTACTGCTGGTACTACCAGCTTAAGTGGTTTAGATGATAACTCTGTTGCTTTGGTTTATGACGTAGGGTATGAGCAGGTATACCGTAACGGTGTCCTACTATCTCGCGGTAATGATTACACAGCAACTACTGGTACATCTATTACTTTAATTGATGCCACTATTACTGGTGATATTATTGAGGTCTTCGCTCAACAGTTAGTTCCATTAGCTGATGCAATCAGTAAGGGACAGTTCACCGCTAAGGGAACGCTGCTCTCAGCTACTGCTGCATCAACACCAGGTGTTCTTGGTGTTGGCGCTAATGCTACGGTTTTGACTGCTGATAGCACAGAGGCTACTGGATTAAAATGGGCTACGCCTTCTGCGGGTGGTATGACTTTAATTAGCACAACCACTTTAACAGGTAATTCGGTGACAATATCATCAATTCCACAAACTTACAATTCATTAAAATTAGTAATGAGAACTCCAGATGTTGCATCAGATAATTGGATTTTTGGCCGAGCAAATGGCATTACAACAAATTCTTATCTTTCACATAGAACAGATTCCGATAATAGTGGACAACAAGGTAATGGATGGAATGACAATATCTGGTATATAGCAGAACAAGATAGTGCTGCCGCACAAGGTTTAATTTGTTTTGAATTTGATGATTATACAAATGCAACTAGTTGGAAAATTGGGCGCGTTTGGGGAGTTGCAAATAATAAAACTACCAACACATATTCAAGTCCGTTAAATAAATTATTAGTTGTAAATACAACAAGTGCAATAACAAGTTTAACTTTTTTTGTGGATAACAGCGCAAATTTTGATGGCGGTTCAATTCTACTATACGGAGTTAAATAATGACTAACACTAAACCACAAATAAAAATTGTAAATTGCGAAACTGGCGAGGAAATTGTCAGAGATGCTACTGCTGAGGAAATTGCTCAAATGGAAATTGATGCCGCAAATGCAGAGGCAAGAAAACAAGCCGAAGCCCAAGCAGCAGCACAACGCCAAGCACTACTAACTCGTCTTGGTATCACAGAAGAAGAAGCAAGAATCCTACTAGGAGGTAACTAATGGCTATAACTAAAGCAACGGCTAGTTCAATAGCACCAGCAGCCAAGGGAGACCTTGTTGCAGGTAGTGCTACTAACGATGCCGCAATACTAGGAGTAGGTACTAATAACCAGGTATTAACTGCTGACAGTAGTACCACTACAGGACTTAAGTGGGCTGCTGCAGGGTCTAGTTTTGTAGGTTGCCTTGCATATACATCTAATCAAAGCATTACCTGGACCGCTAATGTTGCCAAAGTAATTACTATGGGCAGTGAGGAATTTGATACTGATGGATTCCACTCCACTTCAACAAATACAAGTAGAATAACAATCCCTTCGGGTAAAGATGGAAAATATTTATTAACCGCTCAATGGGATATTCAGGCTGCTGGTATAAATAGTTATTATCAAACTTACCTTACAAAAAATGGAACAAAAATAGGTAATGGTGTTAATCGTGGTGGTTCAGGAAATATCGGTGATAATGCTTTTTGGGGGAAAAGTTTTACAACGATTGCGGATTTAGTAGCAAATGACTATATTGAATTTTATTATCAAACTGACCTTAGCGGTACATCAGAATTTTGGTTACGTTTTGGCGCAATTTATTTAGGAGCATAATATGGAAATAAAAATATCTAAACCTACTAAACCGGTTCATTCAACTATTTTTTACAATGAAACTGGATTTAATCTATTTCAAAAAGATGATGATTTTTATTTATCAGGTGAGGCAACTGAGCAAGAATTATTAGATGCTTATGCGGCTCACAATCCATTAGCACCAACAGAGCCAACAGTTACAGAAAAATTGGCAAGCGTAGGGTTATCTATTGATGACCTTAAAGAGGCTTTAGGTTTATAGCACAATCTTGAGGAAATGTTCTACAATCATTAATCACCCCGCTTCGGCGGGGTTTTCTATTTAAGGAGATCAATGGCATACGGCGATGATATGCAATGTAATAAATGCAAGGTAACTAAGCCGAAGTCTGAGTTCTTTAAAGAGTCAAAATTTACTCGTGGTTATAGATACTCCTGTAAAGATTGCGAAAAACCTATGCGAGAAATTTATAAGAGTAAACCAGAAAATAAGATACGAGCTACTAAAACTCGTAGAAGTTGGGTAAGAAAAACTAAGTATAATTTTCCTCAAGAATTGTATGACGAAAGATTAAACGATCAAGGTGGAGTCTGTGCAATATGTGGCACAGATAATCCTGGTGGGCGTGGACAATTCCACGCTGATCATAACCACAGTACTAATGAACCAAGAGGTGTGCTTTGCCACAATTGCAATGTAGCACTTGGTAATTTTAAAGATAATCCAGAGTTACTAGAAAAAGCAATTGTGTATCTCAATAAATATTCGGAGGTTGAATAGTGGCTTATAGTGACGATATCACCGAACGCATACCCGTACCATTATCTAACCCAGCAGGTGCTACATCTTATGCCTTAACTGGCGTTGCCTATGATATGGCTATTGCAGGACTACCATTCTTCGTTAATGCCTCCGATGATACACCTTATCGTAGAGTTACAGCACAGTATCGTAAGCAACAGATTGACCAAACTAGAGAAGCTGGTGAGCAGACACTTACTGGTTGGTGGTTAAGAAGTCAGTCATCATTTCATCAAGGACAAGGTATTAACTTCTTTGAACCTATCCAAGATGAGTCATTAAGATTTCAATATACAGAATCTAAAGGTTGTGATATCTGGACTAGAGGACAGGTAACATTACTTAACTCTGTATCTAATGTACATACAGTTACTGGTCCAGTAAGAGATGACCTACGACCTAATCAATATGCTAGATCTATTCAGTGGACAAAGAACAGTAATCTATATGATGGTATCTTATTAGCAGATGAATATGATATAGACAAAGTATTCCCTCGCATTACTGTATCTATTAACAACAAGGCTTTAACCTCTAACGTAGCAACACTCACTACTACATCAGCTCACGGGCTATCTGTAGGTATGCAGATCACCATCTCTGGTGTAGATGCCACCTTTAATGGTGAGTACCGCATCACTGGTGTACCTACAACTACTACCTTTACCTATGCTAAGACAGCAACTGATGTTGTATCTACTCCAGTATCACCAGTAGGAACTGGTACTGCTGAGGTAATCCACTTTATAGATTACAACTCTGGTACAGATTATCCAGTATTTGGTATCTGTGATGATGGTGTATATGCCTATTGGGTAACTAACGTACTCAACACTGGAACACCAAGGTTTAGAATGTATAAGAAGTTACTATCAGATGATAGTTCAGTATCACCTACTCTAATGATTAGTGATAATAGTGTTACTATAACTAATGCAGTTCTAGAGTTTACTAAAGAGCGTATCGTTGCTTGTATCAATAACAAGGTTTATGAGATATCAACTACTGCTACATCTTTACCTACTGCTGTATACACCCATCCAACAGATGATTTTGTTTATACCAGTATTACCTCAAGCGGTGCAGCTATATATGTAACTGGCTTTAGTGGTATCCAATCTACTATTCAAAAGTTTACCTTATCTACTGCTGGAGCTATGCCTACTTTGACCAGCGCTATTACTGCTGCTGAACTACCAGTAGGTGAGAGATGCTACAGAATATTTTATTACCTGGGCTATATGGCTATTGGTACTAACACAGGTATCCGCGTAGCAGTTGTATCAGATGATGGCTCTATTAATTACGGTCCTTTAGTAGTAGAGACTACTCAGTGCGTATACGATTTTGCTGCAAGAGATTCATACATCTGGTGTGCATCTGGTGTAGATGGTGAACCTGGTGTAATCAGAGTTAACCTAGGCTTACGCTTTGGTAATGATCTACTATTTGCTTATACAAATGATTTATATAAGCCAGGAGTATCTGGCTTTACCACTACTGCCTGTGCTTTTATGGGCGATACCAATCAACTAGCATTTGTTACTGCTGATAATGGAACCACTGATGGTGCTATCTATATTGAGAATCTTAACGAGAAGATATCTGAAGGATATCTACAGACAGGCTTTATCCGCTATAACACATTAGAGTTAAAGGTATTTAAGTTATTACAGGCTAGAGTTGATAACTCTACTGGTGGATTAAATATAGATACCGTAACCTATGATGGAGATGAATACCGTATTGGTACCTTTGCACAGCAAAGTTCTGTACCAGAGGTAACTGTTTCATATCCAACAGGAGCGCAAGAGTATCTAGGATTTAAGTTTACCCTTACTAGATCTACTACTAATACCTCACAAGGACCAGTGTTTAATGGCTATAACTTAAAGTCATTACCTGCAGTACCTCGTCAGCGTTTAATCCAATATCCATTATTTTGCTATGACCACGAGGCAGATAAGTTTGGTGTTGAAGAAGGATACGAAGGATCTGCGTATGATCGTATGTCTGCATTAGAACAAGTAGAAAATGTGGGAGATACAGTTAGAGTTCAAGACTTCAGAACAGGTGAGTCATACCTTGGCCTTATTGAAGAACTTGATTTTATAAACAAGACACCATCAGGACCTCGTTTCTCTGGCTACGGAGGAACACTGGTCGTAACAATTAGATCTATTTCATAGGAGCCATAATGACCCCTTCTGACTGGGCTGCACTAGCAGTCTCTATAACCACTCTAATAGGCGCAATAGCGATGGGTGTAAGACACCTTGTGAAGCACTACTTATCAGAGCTTCGCCCGAATGGTGGATCAAGTTTAAAAGATTCCGTCAGTAGGTTAGAAAGACAAGTGGAGGAAATAATAAGTATACTTATCAACAAAAATAAATAAGGGGGAATAATGGTTACGGTTTACACATTACCAGATTGTGTGCAATGTGATATGACTAAGAAGTTATTAGATAGAAGTAAAGTAAAATACGAAGTTGTAGATATAAGCCAAGACCAAACTGCTAAAGAAACTGTAGAAGCATTAGGATATAAGCAGGCACCCGTAGTTGTTTATGATAAGTTCCACTGGTCAGGATTTAGACCAGATAAGATTAACGCATTACATTTGGCACTACTAGAAAAAGGCGTAGCATAATATGGAAAAGGAAACAAAGAATGAAACCTGTTGTAAAGAGAGCGACACCTGCTGCAATAGCAGTGCTACGACAAGCAACAGCATTGTGGCCCAAGCGCAAGAAAGCCTCAGACGGACTCTTGCCTTCATCGGCACACATTAAACAAAGTCCTAACTCAGACCACAATACAGGACTAGCTGTAGATCTAACCCACGATCCAGATAATGGAGTAGATTGTAAAGACATCTATAAGAGATTACAGTCAGATGCAAGAGTAAAGTACTTAATATTTAAAGGTAGAATCTGGAATCAAGTAGATGGTGAAAGAGTTTATAGCGGAAAGAATCCCCACAATAAACACTTGCATATTTCCATAAAGGATCAGTATGCTAAAGATGATTCCAACTGGTTTGGTTGGATGGGTGAGGTGCCTAAGAAGTTTACACTTCCTAAGCCATTACCTAAAAAGAAACAGGAGAAACAATGAAGGATCTACTAAAGAAGTTAAAGAGCAAGAAGACTAAGGCAGCATTTAAGTCTTACCTACGAGCTGTACTTGCTTCAGCAGTAACAATGGGATTAGCACTAGCGGCTGATCTTGCACCAGAATATGCAATCTTAATCGGATCTATCGCAGGTCCACTTGCTAAGTGGGCAGATAAAACTGAAAGAGAATATGGTCTAGGATCTAAATAGTTTTAACACCGCGAGGCAATACAGGGAGGGCGCTGAAAAGCGCCCTTCTTTTTTTATGCCCTTTTACTCTTGGATGTAATCTGGTTTATCTATTGGTGTGGGTACGATAACAAGATTGCCACAGTTAGAACACTCACCGTCTAGGTGATACCAAGATAGTTGATAATCATAGAAGGATGCCATAATCGTAAAGGTCATAGAACCACAAGGACAGGCGTGAAGAGGACCGAGATCTCTAAGATCTGAACCGAACTTCGGTGGGAGTTTCTCCCTGTTTTTAAACAGCCTTGGTAGACGGAACATATAATCCCTTGTCTACGCAACCCGACAAGGGTTGCCGTTAATTCGCCTTTGGCTCATATTGTACACATTCCGAACCCACTATTGATGTTATTACGGCCCTTGGCGTGTCGCAAGTACATCCCACACTTTTATTGTAGTAGTGGTATTATTTACCTTAAGAGATAGGAGTTGAATTGACCGCGATAATTGGTATCCAGGGCAAAGGCTGGGCAGTATTAGCCTCAGATACTATGACTACCTATACTGACAAACCTTACATTGCCAAAGGCTATGACAAAATAGTTAAGGTTAATGAATATCTAATAGCTGTAGCAGGTGATGCTACTGCTGGAGATATTTTAAATAACTTATGGCAACCACCAAAGGTAATTAAAACTCAAGAGCCTGATCGCTTCTTAATGATTAGAGTTCTACCATCTATCAAACAAACATTAACTGATGCAGGGTATGACCCTGCGCCTAAGAATAAGAATGATGATGACTCTGGATGGGATGCTTTAATTTGTTTTAATGGAAAGATATATCAGATCAGTGATGACTATGGGTATATGAGAGATGATAGAAACTTATACGGCATAGGCTCAGGTGGATCAATCGCTCTTGGTGCATTAGCTGCTATGGAGAGTGAGATTAGATCTCATACTAAAGCAGCGAGTGCTGCAAAGAAAGCAATTAACATTGCTATACAGTACAACGTATGGTGTGGTGGAGTACCAACCATCAAGACACAATTCACAAAGTAAGGAAGGTTATGAAAGAAATACTTTTACAATTAGAGTGGTATCTATTAGACTTAGAGATGTATAAGTTTATTCTAGAATGTTTTATTAAGTGGGGATTAAATTGAAAAAGAATGAACGGGATTTGCGAGAGCAGATTGCAAAGGAAATAGAATCTAAAGGCGATGAAATCGTTTGGATATGGACAGCTATAGGTGGCCGTACACCAGAAGCTATTGATTGGTATGTAAAAGATGTTAAGTTTTTTGCAAACATAGTAAGGGGTGAATATGAGCGATCCAAAGCAGTTATTGATTGATGTTCTACGAGCTAAAGATGCTGGTAGGGCTAGATCTAAACAGACACAGGTAGGTCCATCAGAGTTAGGTGGTTGCCGTAGAAAAGTTTGGTATCGTCTTAACGATCAACCTGAAACTAATGAGAACGAATTAAAGTTAGCAGCGATTATGGGTACTGCTATCCACGCTACTATTGAAGAAGCAATACGCAGTATTGATCCAAAGGGTGAGAAGTATTGGGTTGAAACTGCAGTTGAGTATTCTGGGATGAAAGCGCATATAGATCTATTCATTCCAGAGACTGGCGATGTTATTGATTGGAAGACTGTTAAGAAACAAAACCTTTCTTACTTTCCAACTAATCAACAACGTTGGCAGGTTCAAGTCTATGGCTACCTATTAGACAAGTCTGGGAAGGGGAAGCCTAGAACTGTCAACTTGGTAGCCATAGCAAGAGATGGCGATGAGAGAGATGTAGTTGTCCACTCTGAACCTTATGACCCTACTATTGCTGAAGAAGCTCTTAACTGGTTGAGCGCAGTTAAAGAGTCGCAAGTAGCACCAGATCCTGAGAGAGATCAGAATTACTGCAAATCTTATTGCAAGTACTTTGATGAAACAGGAGAGATTGGATGTTACGGATTAAAAAAAGAACGTATCAAGGATGAACTGCCTGTTATAGAAGACAGTAGTGTTGATCATTCAGCCTTGATGTACTTACAACTTGATCAACAGATAAAAGAGTTGACCGAAAAACGAGACTCATTACGAACCGCGTTTGACGGTATAACTGGAGAGACTGCTAGTGGTGTACAGATTACCTGGACAACTGTTAATGGTAGGTCTACAGTTAACACAGCCGAAGTAGAAAAACTACTAGGCTTTGTACCAAAGGTGGAGGGACAACCTTTCGCTAGATTAAATATAAAAACTGGAGGAAAATAAATGGCTGCACCTGAATCAACAAAGTTTCAGATCAACTACAAGTTAGCTGATGGAACTTTAGTGAATCTATATGCAACAAATCAGGCAGAACTAGAGGCATCTCTTGGTTCAATTGCTGATCTATCAACACTAATTACTACAACTGGTAGCGCTCTTGGTGCTACTGCTCAATCAACTAATGGAGCAGTTGCTTATGCTAAGAAAACATTAGGCGCTACAACAGTGTCAGCACCATCAGGTGATGCACCTGATTGTAAGCACGGCACTATGAGTTTTAGATCTGGACAAGGAACTAAGGGTCCTTGGAAGGGATGGATGTGCGCTGCACCTAAAGGTGCTACAGATAAGTGCGATACAGTTTGGATTAGATAAACAATGCGGGGGCCTCGTAGTTTTGAGAACCCCTCTTGTGCAGAGATCTCAGTAGATCTCTTCTTTCCCGAAGTAGGAGATTCATTATCTGTTATAAGACAACTTAAAAATGTCTGCAAGTTATGTCCCCACCAGCAAGAATGTGCAGAGTGGGGCATACAAAATGAGAGATACGGAGTATGGGGCGGTCTATCAGAAAAAGATCGTAGAGCAATCCGTAGACAAAGAAACATTATTATAAGAGAAGAAGAAATTGCTTAACTTAAACAGAGCTTGGAAGAGTACGACAACAAAGGCTACCCCTTTGCCTATCGTCTGGAATGATTTAAAGTCTAAACAGATAAGGTTTAGAAGAGGTCAAGTCTGTATGATTGCTGCTGCTCCAAACGCTGGTAAGTCTATGTTTGCTTTGATCTATGCGATCAAGGCTAATGTTCCAACGCTTTTCTTTTCTGCAGATACTGATGTTGCTACAGTAATGATGAGAACTGCAGCACATATCTCAGGTCATAATCAAACTCTGGTAGAAGAAAACTTAACCAAGAATAGTAAGTACTATGATGATAAGTTTGATAAGGTAAAAAATATACAGTGGGTCTTTGACTCATCACCATCACTAGATGATATTGAGTTAGAGATCAAGGCTTATATAGAACTTTATGGTATTCCACCAGAGTTAATTATTATAGATAACCTTATGAATGTGGTAGCTGAATCAGACAATGAGTGGGCAGGACTGCGAGCCATTATGGTTGAACTGCACGATATGGCTAGACAGACTGAGGCTTGTGTAATGGTTCTTCATCACGTTAGCGAACAGTCTGAGTATGGCTCTACCACTGAACCACCTGCTCGTAGATCTATTCACGGTAAGGTATCTCAACTACCTGCAATGATATTAACACTGGGCTATGAACCTATAGGACAGTTGCTTAGAATTGCTGCAGTTAAGAATCGCTTTGGTAAGCACAGCGCAGATGGTAAAGACTATGTATCTTTGTTTGCTAGTTATGGTTCTTGTCAGATCAGCGATGCTGATGAGTATGGTCGTATGCTTGGTAGAGATGCAAGGTTTGAGAGTATGAGAGACAAGGTAGGCTAATGGCTAATACGGAGATACAGTATGTCAAAAAGAAAATTAATAAACTGGAAAGTGATTTTGCTGCTTTTAGTTCTATACTTATTCAGGCAGGAATTATTGAAGTATATGAAGAAGATGGTCAGCAAGCATACAAAGTAAACAAGGTTAAGGTAGATGAGCGCAAAGAATAAACGCAAGGGTGCATCCTTTGAACTAGATGTAATGAAATGGTTTAGATCTAAGGGTGTTAATGCTGAGCGCTTACGCTTATCAGGACAAAAGGATGAGGGTGATCTAGTAGTTATTATTGCTGGAGAAACTTTTATCTTGGAGTTAAAGAATACAAAGGTGTTAAACCTACCTCAGTTCTGGAGAGAAGCAGTTGTTGAAGCTCAGAACTATGCTACTGCTAGAGGTATTAAACCAGCACCACTATCTTATGTAGTAGTTAAAAGAAGAAGTGCAGGGATAGAACAGGCTTGGGTGGTCCAAGACTTACAGCAATGGTTGGAGGATAAGTATGCCAATACCTAGTGGACAGATAACCACTACTAAGATAATGCAAGGCTTAGATAAGGGAGAGCAATGCCAGGACAAGACTGGTCAAGAAGTAAACGAACAAACAGACGAAGCAACGACACCGATGCAAAGTCAATCCCAATCGGAGTAGTAGTACAGTTTTATGGTGGAGAAGTAAAAGAGGGTAGAGCAAGTTCAGTTAGGTGTGTGATGCACGATGACTCTCGCAAGTCAGCAGTGATGAACACAGTGGAGAACCTATACTTTTGTCATACCTGCGGTAAGGGTGGAAACACCATCAATGTTGTAATGGAAAAAGAAAGTTTGGAGTTTAAAGATGCTCTCGCAAGAGCAATTGAAATCTTATCTACAAGCGGCCACTCGCTACCAGCAGGGTCTAAACGTAGAAACCGCAACCTTTCTAAAAGAACGTGGCATATCTAAAGAGATATCTGAGTCTTTTAGTTTAGGTACAGTGGTTGATCCGATCCCTGAGCATCAGCTATATCAGGGTTGGTTATCTATACCTTACTTTACTGCTCTTGGTATTTGTGTTGGCTTTAAGTTTAGAAGATTAGATGATGGCAAACCTAAATATGGTATGGCTACTGGTCAGAAGACCCATCTATTTAATGTTAATGCTTTACTAGAACCTAAAGATACTATTGCAGTATGTGAGGGTGAGTTAGATGCCATCATTGCTACTGGTGCTTTAGGTATACCTGCAGTTGGTGTTCCTGGTGTTGCTGCCTGGAAACCACATTATGCAAAGCTAATGAATGGGTATGGACAGGTATTAGTTATAGGTGATAATGATATTAAAGAGGATGGTTCTAATCCAGGAGCTGAGTTTTCTAGGAGAGTAGCATCAGAAGTTATCAATGCAAGTATCTGTGTCCTTCCTGCTGGAATGGATCTAAATGACCTATACTTAGCAAAAGGGATAGAAGAGACAAAACGGATATTAGGAGCAGTTAATGTATGAAGAGTTAAGGGAAGATGGTACTACCCGTATTGTCGGAGATCTTGCTGATCTAAAGAATCAGAAGTTTATATCTGATATGTGGAAAGTATTAGATGATGCAGGTAATTTACTTCTATCTAAACATAAGGATTATGGTCCTGCTAATATCTCTAACGCACCAGGTGGTGCGCTTAATGGATTAAGAGTGCGTATGCACGATAAGACTGCTCGTATAAACCATCTAATAGATAATGGTGCAACACCTGAGAATGAATCTTTAAGAGATAGTTTTGTAGATTTACTTAACTATTCAGCTATTGCAATTATGGTTTTGGAAGGTACTTGGCCTAAGTAATTCAGCACACCTAGTAGATAAGAAGCGTAGAAAAGTAGATGACTAAAGAATTACACCCGATACTGACTGACCTAGTACCAGCAGTGGCTAACTCTATTGCTCGTAGATTTAAAGGTTGGGTAGAACGAGATGATTTAAAGCAAGAGCTTTATCTTTGGGCTATCGGTAGACAAGGTCAATACTTAGATCAACTTAATGAAGAGAATAAAGAAAAGCGTGAGTATAGTGTAAGTAGAATTGCATATCAGATGCGTAGAATTGCAGAGAAGTATGCTCGCAAAGAGAAGGCTCGCAAGGCTGGCTATCATACCTCTGATGAGATCTTCTACGATACTGCAACTATCGCTAGGTTAATGCCATCTATCTTACAATCTGTAATAGAAGGAACTGTACTAGAGCAGGCACAAGATTTAATAAATGATGGACAACCTCGCAAACAACCAGCACCTTCTGAGGGTGGCAACCTCCTTGCTATCTTAATAGATGTAAAGAGATCATACTTAAAGTTAGAAGAAGAAGATAAGATCATACTTCGTATGCGCTACTACGATAACAATACCCTTCAAGAGATATCACAATACTTAGAGGTAGCAGTATCCACTGCTGATCGCAGATGCACTTCAGCTTTGCGTAGATTGCAAGATAACTTGGGCGGGGATTCACCTTGGCAATAAACATAATTTACAATGAAGATTGTTTAGACACTATGAAATCTATGGATGATAACTCTATAGATTTAACTATTACATCTCCACCTTATGACTCACTTAGAGTTTACAATGGATACTCTTTTGATTTTGAAAATACATCTAAAGAACTGTATCGCATTACTAAACAAGGTGGTGTATTGGTATGGATAGTAGGAGATGAAACTGTAAAGGGCAGTGAGACTGGCACATCTTTTAGGCAAGCACTTGGATTAAAGGAAGCAGGCTTTAACTTGCACGATACTATGATTTGGCGCAAAACAAATCCAATGCCTAAGTTCAAGCACAAGCGATACTCTTGTGTCTTTGAGTATATGTTTGTCTTATCTAAAGGACAACCTAAAACTTTTAATCCTTTAATGCAACCTAATAAAAGAGCTGGTGAACTTTATGATTACACAGCTAAACTAAAAACTACAGGTAAAGTAAGACAGAAAAAAACATTCAATATAAATAGTGAAAGATACCGAGATAACATATGGGAGATAGCTGTTGCAAGAAATGACACCGATCATCCTGCTGTTTTTCCTGAGGCTTTAGTATCAGATCACATATTATCTTGGAGCAATGAAGGTGATATTGTTTATGATCCTTTTATGGGATCAGGAACTACTGCTATTGCCGCTAAAAAACTAGGCAGAAACTACATAGGTAGTGAGATCAGTCAAGAGTACTGTGCCATTGCAGCGAGCAGGATATAATGGATATCTTAAGAGAGTCTGAATTATTTGATTACTTAAGAGAGTTTCACTTCTCTGATCTGAGTAAGAGTGAAGATGAGTTTGATAGTTTTGATTGCGTAAGTATGGAACATAAGATGTTTATTGAATTGAAATCTAGGAAGACACACTATGACGATCTGTTAATAGAGGAACATAAGTACTCCTCTCTCATAATGGCGGCTGGTATCAGGTCCCTTACTCCCTGGTATATCAACTCCACACCTAACGGCATCTGGGGGTTTAATCTCTCCAAACTCCCAATGCCTAAGTGGGAGGACAAGTGGCTACCTATTACTACTGAGTTTGCTAATAAGAAGAGCAGGTCTAAGCCTGTTGGTTATTTAAATATAAAAGATGGAGAAGAGTTTTGATCTACGAATATAGATGCAACACCTGTAATCTAATTAAGTCTGTTGAAAGGTCTATCTATGATGATGAGAATATTCCTCTCTGCTGTGGTGATCTCGCTGTGCGGGTTTATGCTTCTCCTCCTGTAAGTTTTAGAGGTAGTGGCTTCTACACCACCGATAAATAATTGTGCTACATTTATAAAAATGTGCTACAATTATTTCATACCCCTTCGGTTCCTATCCCGAAGGGGTTTCTAATTAGAGAAGCCCCGCAGGAAATGAACAAAACTGCGGGGCTTATTGTCCCTAGGAAGGAAGGGAACTCTATTATATCAGATCTAAAATCTGTGTGCCAATTTCTTTAGTATAAATAGGTGGTATAGCTTCAACTAACTCACCCCATATCATCCAATCAATTCCCATTGCTTCTCTTGCTTGTTCAATACTCTTAGCAGTATGACCGCCGTTAGGTATCTCATCTCTCATAGAACCATAGATACCAACTGGTTTGCCTTGTTCCTTATGATTACAAACAGATCCTTTTAATTGTAGATTGCTCTCAAATAATCTGTGCCTTCTAACCTTTAATCCAAAGGATGAACCACACATCTGTATTGGGTTAATAAGTGGTGAGCCTGGTACATTCTCAATAACATAAGGCCTACCACTTGCTATCAAAGCCTCTCTAGTTTGCGGTATTAAATCTATCTTATCTGTTGATTTACCTTGAGCATTGCGTAGGTGTTGAGTAATGCTATGCGTTTGGCAGGGTGGACTAGCAGCTATTACATCAAAGGATTTAAGGAACTCCATATCCTTCATAAGTTCTAAGCAGTCAGCCTGAATAAACTTAAAGGGGTAGCGTTTCTGTTTCTTGATATCTACCCCTACTACCTCAAAGCCTGCTAACTGGTAGCCTTTACTAGCACCACCAGCTTTGCAGTATAGGTCAAGTAGTTTCAATTAGTAGTAGTTGTTTCTAAGGAAGAACTTATACGCCTTGCAAGGAGAGCCGTAGCGAGAGTCAATGTATTTAAGACCTCGTAGGATTTGATATTCGCTTCGGTGATCTTTCTCTCTAAGGAGCTGAGCAATTCCGTAAGCACTTGATCCTCTTTGGTTCTTTGCGTAGTTATCAAACCTGCTCTCACGGGTCCAAAGGGACTTAAGGCAGACCCACTCTCTCCCTCTCCAGTCCCAACCAGCCGAAGCGTACTCTTGTGCGAGCTTTCTATTACGATCCTTTTCATCTTTTGTTGCCTTCCTATTCTCTATAACTCCATTTGGTATTTGTTTTACTATTGGTGTTGATAACTTACCTTCTGCGAAAACGACTAGACTTAGTGTTGCCAGCGATATCAAGCCATTTCTTACCCATATCTTCATCAGAGTTCATCTCCTCCTCTAAGTAGGTGCGATAAACATTTGGGTAATCTCTACTCAAACGAGCCAACGCCCTATCCCTTGCTCTACGATAGTTTCTTTTACGAACGGCTTGTGCCTTCGCTACTTCTGTTCTTCTCTCTACAGTTCCCATTAACTCCATCTATCTACGCAATTAGCAATAGTAGCAAGGACAATAGGCGTAATCTCTATGAACTCCATAGTTAATTTAGCCTCTTCCTCTGTCGTTTCATACTGTCCCACCCAAACCTTACTGTCTGGAGGGCTACTACGATACCATTTAATAGCCTCTAGGACATCTTCTCCGCCCCATATAGCTATCCCTTGAGCATCTGATACCTCATAGAATACAACATTAACCTTGCCCCTTCTGGGCAGTTGTAATACATCTTTCATTTGTTCGCCATCTCTCTCTTTACTCTCTCGTTCTCACAATTTACACAGGTATCTGACTTATACTCTGCCCTATCAAACTCAACAGCGCAGGTATCGCAGTTAATTAACTCCTCATAGCCTCCATTATAGGCGTAGTCATCTCCGAATAGGTAGCGTGGCTCGCTCATATACTCTCCTCTATAACTACCTTGTTGATTAGACAAGCTCGGCATATAGCGTGGGTTAGATCGCTATACCATTTACCAACTACTTGATTGCAGTAATCGCAGGTAATGGTGTCGCCCTCTCCCTCAGTGAACTCATACCCTTTCATCTCACTCATATAGAGTTCTCTTTCTCGCGTTCAGTTGCCTGATCCATCAAGCAATTATCGCAGGCATATCCTCCGTCATAGTTGTTATACCAATCAGGGTTTGCAATCTCCCACCCACAAAACTTGCAGATAGATTTCATTTACTTAACTCCTTCCTCTCTTTTGTTAGTTGTATTAGTCTTTCAGCTGAACTTGTTATCTCTCTCATATAGCTTAGGCAATCACACTCGCTTATTGGTACTAGGTGATCGCCACATATTGCTGGTGTATAGGCCATTACTCTCCCCTTTCATAGCACTTATAGCAGGTATATCCTGATACATCTTGATCTAAGTTATCGCAATTGCAATCTTTACTCATTACTTTCCCTCCCAAGTGAGGTCATCAAGGTACCATTGAAAACTCATACCGCCGTATTCATCTTGGTTCCAATTTACTACCCAATCAGGTGTTTTATTAGGCACCTGCCAGTAGATTTCATAGCCATTAAACTCATCCCAAAATAGAGTGAGTTCATAACTGTTGCCCTCATACTCAAAGCGGATATATCTTTTCCAAGCGGTATCCTCGTGGCTTGAACCCTTAATCACTATCTCACTTTCTAAGTGTTGCTTCATCTTACTCATTTCGCTAACTCCCTCTCCATTAGTTGTTGATAGTGGTCGTTCCACCATAACTTAGCGTTATCACTTATCTCAGCACTCCACCACAAGTTAGTGAGGGCTTCGTTTATCTCTTTTAATTCTTTACTCGCCATCATTCTCCTCCTCGTGTTCGTAGTATTCTCCGCAAAAATCACATTGGATTAACAGATCATTCATTACTCTTCCTCCTTATCGTGCTCTAAACTATGGGTAAGAGCTTCACTCAGAGTTGCAAAGTATTCAAAACAGATATCGCACACTCTTGTAGTCATTACTCTCCCTCCTTTTCATCTTTAAGATCTTCCTTTACTATTTGCCAATTCCCTGCCTCGTGCCATAACTCATCAAGGGATAAAGTAAAGGCATATTTGAACCACTTATCCGCCCCCAATTTATTGATTAGATCTTGCTCTTCCTGTTCCATCTCATCATAAAGATCCCAAAATCTCATCACTAGATCTTTATAGTCATTTAGAATTGAATTAGTTTTTTCTATAACTTCATTTCTTATATTGTTTTTTTCTTCAAAGCGCATTGACTCAAGGCTCTTGATGTTGAAATTTAATTCTTCACCATCAAACTTAAGTAAGGCGTAAGAGATTGCGTTCTCTGCAGTATCAAAATCACCCTGAAAGAAATCGCCCCCTCTCTCCTGTATTTCCCACTTATCAATGCCACCAGGTGAGCAGGAATACTCAACCTCGTAGATGTCTAGATCTTTCATTTATTCTCCTATCAGTAATTAAGGTAGAGCGTTCGCTCTCCCTCTCTCCCACTTGTAAGTAGGATACCACGCCATCATCCCCCATATGCAGATGATGGCATAGAAAACCACTTAAAAATAGCTGACCGATATGTCCGATTTTTTTCTATCCGCAAACCTCCAAACTTCCTATGCAATACCCGCCTCCATTCCACCATAAGCGGGAGCTAATTAAGTAAAGGGCGACAAGTGTGGAGATCCAGAAGACAATTCTCACGCCTCTCCTTACCTTGTAATAAGTCTTAGATCTCATCATCTGTATAAACCACCTTTCCATTCTCATCCAATAATTGAGCAGTTGAGATGAAGATTTCCTCGCCATCAGTAAGGCCCTCTTCATCAAAATCTGAGCCGCTCATCTTGGAGGCAATTAACATTGCCTCTGCTTTGCTATCTGCCTCAATCTCAGATTGCACATCAATCTTCACAATCCCGTGAACTAAATACCTTGCCATCTTCCTATCCTTCCCACTCTTCCCGATTTGAGAGAGTGCCACCGCCCACCCGTAAGGGTGAGCGATAGCCCGCCATCAAGCCTTATAAATTGCGGAATACATATCCATTACTGGACCAGTAATCGGTCATAAATAGATCACGGGCGAACTTGTTGTAGTCAAAATAGATCTGACCCATTTCTGGGAGATCTGGGATGATAGTTTCATCTGCCAAATTATCGGCAAACTCTTGCTCACTATTCCATTCACCGCAGTAGGAGTCTTGAAAGTCTGAAATCCAATTCTCCCATTCTTCCCACTTGTAATAAGTGGGAGAGTTATCCACCCACGCGGATAAAGCGGCGTAATAAGTATCTGGGCAGTGTGTCCAATTATTCAGTACTACGATCTCGTTCATATAATCATTTTTTAGACAAGTATCGCATCCACTTGTCCGATCTCCTAAGTGAACTGTGGTCATTATTTGATCCTTTCAATTTTGTAGGTTGCATCTTTTGTTGTATAAGTTTCTGGTTCATTATTTTGATCATATGGCTCATCTATTTGTAGTAATAGATGCCCCTCCAAATTACTTATTTCTTCATTAGATAGATCTTTATCTGTTGAGAATGTGATCTCTATTCTGTAGTCGGTCATTTGTATCTCCTATCAATATGAGGGCGGGATTGCTCTCATTGGTGTAATGGTAAGGGATGATCCCCCATCTATGCAACTACATTTTGAGAGTGTCCCAAAGCTCGGACATATGGTATATAGCTGACATTTACTATCAAATGGAACAGCTCGGACAAATCGGACAGCTGAAATTGAATTAGATTTGGATCGGATCGGGATCTAAATCTGCAATTCAAAACAGTTTATTAAATTAGATAGGGCTGAGAGTGTGCCCGATGGGGAGCAAGCCTTCACACCTTTACCAATACAGCACAGAGCGGGCAGGGGGTGGGGGTCAGCACAAAATAGGACAAAACGGACCCCCGTATGTTTAATCCGCGCTTGTTATATGTTATGTACCCCAAATAAATATATTTCCTAAAGTGTAATCAGCTAGTCCGTAATGTCCGATTTGATATACTTTATTTGTGAGTTATACCACATTTATAAAGATTTTTTGTGTAAAAACGGGAAATCACCTATTTTTCTCGGCTTATATATAGTAGGGGAGTAAAACGGGGTGTGATGAGTTTTACGACCAACATCGCTACGGCAAAGCCTCCGCGATGCCCCCTAAGGGCGAGCGAGGCTTTACCCCTCACTTCGCTGTAGCTCGTTCGGGAGCGTAACGTTCTAGTGAAGCGAACCGAACAGCACACACACACTTCGCGGCAGGTGTAATAGATTGATCGCTCCACTATCAATTTTCCTCCCCACTATGATATAGTTTTTACGGCGCACTTATCCACAAGGAGTTAAACAATGGCAGTACCATTAGTACCAATAGCAATAACTATAGGTAGACTAGCAGCTACGCAACTTGGAAAGAAACAAGCTGCTAAGGTAGGAATTAAGACAGCCCAAAACGTGGCAAAGAATATTGGAACTAAAACACCTACAGGTAAGGGTGCTTACAAGTCAGTCAAGGCTCAAGGTCCTTCAATTGTAACTAGCAAAACTGGATCTAAAGTAGTTACCCCACAAACTGCCAAAATTACTTTTAAGAAAGCAGACCTTACTCCAGGCCAACTTAAATCTATTAAGGCTGCTATAGAGGGTAAAAACTATAGAACAATTAAAGAAGCAGAGGTGGCAGCTATTAAAGCTGCAGCACCTATCATTGGTAAGGCAAAAGCAAAAGCAGCATTAGTAACAGGTGGCGCAGCAGCAGTAGCTTATAAAGCTGGACAGAAGAATCCTTCTAAGCCTAAGAAGAAATAATGGCTGAAAACTCCGCAGACATAGCGAAGCGGATTATCCTGAATTGCGTGGCTGAGGCTTTTACTATAGAGCAGGCTTGTGCCTCCGCAGGTAAATCTATGAAGACCTACGAGTACTATCGTAGAACTGATAAAGTCTTCGCTGACAAGATAGACAGAACTAGGCTAGGTCTTAAGGACAAGCAGTTCGCATCAGGGGATGCTCACGATCTATCCTTCGCAGATTTCAGGCAACGCTTCCTCCATAATAGAACCTTTCCCCACCAACAAAATTTAGTAGATGTCATAGAGGGCAATGAGCCTTCCTGGTTACATCCTTCAATGAAGTACGAAAAGGGTATTGGCAATAACCGTATCCTTATTAACATCCCACCAAACCACGCCAAGTCAATCACCATCACAGTTGATTATGTAACCTGGCAAGTTTGTCGCAACCCTAACTTTAGAATCCTAATAGTCTCCCAAACCCAGCGCTTAGCAGCAGACTTTC